GTACGGGACACGAAGTCTTTACCTTCGAAAAGAACCAACATTACATCATACGAAAGAAGAAATAATGGTAGACGCACGAACCGAGACACCACTTAATACCAATATCCTTTCTGAACGTCAATTTAAGTTTATGGTTAAGAAACTCCCTACCGTAGACTTCAACATTCAGAACGTGAACATCCCTGGTATATCATCCAATCCGGTTGAAATCGGCAATCCACTTGTCACTGTGCCATATCATGGTGATCATATCACCTTCGAACCACTCGTAGCCACGTTCATTCTTGATGAGGATTTAGTGAGCTACAGGGAGATTTGGGACTGGATACGAGCATACGGCTATCCAAACAATTGGGAAGAGTATTCAGAACTGACTGACCCTAGCCTGCTACCGGGTGAAGGACTTCGATCTGATATCAATTTGGTTATTATGAATTCATCTAGAATACCAAATATAGGTATTCTGTACAAAGATGCTTTTCCAATTTCATTATCTGGTGTTAACTTCACCAGCATACAGAATTCGGAAACCTTCGTTGAGGCTACTGCGACATTTCGTTATTCGGCATACGAAATTAATACCCTATAACCACTTGACAAATCATCAAAAAAGCAGTATAATAGGAGAATTCACATGACACAACACTTAAATTTTGGAGTATCTGTATTCGTTGCAGTTGGTGTAAGTATCGTTGCGCTATCTGTCTGGCTTGGTACAAAATACGGTAAGAAGATTAAAGCAAAAATTATCCGTAAAGAACAGGTCAATGAAAGAGATATTCCAAGAATTAGAGAATTTAGAGAGGACGCTTTTAAGGATGAAGATAAGTGAAATTTTTAGTATGTGGGCAGAGGACTCTGATTACGGTGAAGACTATACCGACGCCATCAAAAAAACACCAAAACTCCATGCTAAATATTATAGAATGTACATAGACGAAAAGGTTATTCTTCTAAAGCTAGAAGAGAAATATAAAATCCTCCGAAAGGAGAAGAAGGAATTCTTCTTACACGGCACTGCACGTACAAATGATAAGGGCTGGGAATTGCCTGCCAAAGGTCGTTTGCTCAAGCAGGAAATCAATGAGTATTTAGACGCCGATCAAGACATCCTTACCCTAGAGATGAAGATAGGTGTTCAAAAAGAACGTGTTGACCTTTTCAAAAGCATACTAAAGGAAATCACTTCGCGTGGTTTCCACATTCGCGATCTGATCGAAGATCGTAAATACAAAGAAGGACTAATATGAGCGTTGATAAGTACTACCAAAGGGCTGAATATATCGTCGGTAAAGGGTATCTTCCAAAGATGGATATCTCTAAACTGGCAGATATGCTGCGACAACGCGAAGCCGCTAATGTACAGAGCACAGTTTTCATCAACACAAGAGATACTGTTTATGGACAGTGGGCCGAAGAAATCGGCAAGCGTGTTGAAGCCATGCCACCGGAGAAGAAACAGCTTCTCGGTGAGATGGAACGCACCAGTGCCATATCAAATGGCAATATCGCAAATGCACAACCCGTTGTAACAACCGTAGGAGCAACATCTAACACATGAGATTGAGTATTAATAATGGCCATATCCTGATTAAAGACCAGGAATTTATTATGGTTGAATCTCTGACAAACCTACTCAAGTTAGGTTATTCGGAGAAACAAGTTATCAGTTCGGTGGATACGAGCATTAAACAATCAATGTTTGAAGAATTGAGTGATGAAGAACGCAAATGGTTAAGCGAGGTATTAAAGAATGAGATGGCGAAGAAAAAATAGTCAATTTATAGTTTCAGATCAAGTCAAATTTGGACCAGAACTATTCAAAGACTTTAAGATGGTATTTCAATATGATTGGCAAGAACATTTTGTTGGAACAGCCAATATGATGCTCGATGCAGTAGGCGAAGATAGGTTAACTCCAGATGAAATAGCCTGGATTATTAAAGAGACAAAGGACATAACAGAATGAGGATGAATGAAGGTCGTTTTAAATTCCAAGACCGCGAACTACAACTAATTGTCGATGGCGAAAGAAAAATATCTATGACAGATGACTCTATTCGCACTATGATCAACCTTTTACCAGATCATTACTTCAATGATATCATCAATAATTTTCGTTCCTGGTTGGATGAAAATGGACATAAAGATATCACTGAAAAGGAATTCAATTTCATCACAGAGATGGTAAACAGACAAGTTCAAAAAATGAATGTACAGCAACAAGCCGCTCAACACAATATTCGTCGATAAAGTTGATGAAGCAAAGATAAGAGTCTTTTCATCTGAGACGATTGAACGCGACTTAAGCAATAATTTCACGTTTTATGTACCTGGATACATATACATGCCAGCCTATAAATTTGGTGGCTGGGATGGTAAGATACGTCTTTTCCAAAATAATGAACTGTACTATGGATTGCTATCTCAAGTCTTAGACTTTGCGTCTAAGCGTGGCTATCCTGTTCATTATGATGAATCTCTTTTCCAGACAGTCAAACAGCCTATTAGTGCCGATCAAGCAAATGCTTTTATCGATGGTCTAGACTTGCCCGATTGGGTAGAACGTCGAGACTATCAGGTAAAGGCATTTCAAGACGCTGTGAACGCGGGCAGACAGGTTCTCATCTCTCCTACGGGTTCAGGTAAAAGCTTCATCATATATCTGATTTATAGATGGTTCAATAAGAAAACGCTTCTGATTGCTCCAAAGAAAAATCTAGTCAAACAGCTTAAAGATGAAGTCATTCAATACAACTATACGGACCCTATACATACTATATACTCTGGTAAAGAGAAAGATAGTGATGCACAACTTGTGATTACCACATGGCAATCTATATATAAGATGCCACCTAAGTGGTTTAATCAATTCGATGTTGTAATGGTCGATGAAACACATCGAGCCAAATCTGAATCTATTACTAACATCTTGGTGAAAGCCACAGATGTAAAGTATAGGTTTGGTTTTACTGGCACCATGGATGGTAAGAAATCACACAAATGGATCATTGAAGGTCTGCTTGGCCCGGTCAACGTAGTCACAACAACACGTAAGCTTATTGATGATGAAACCCTTCCAGAAATGGATATTCGTTGTGTAATCCTGTCCTATCCTGAATCCTACCGTAAAAAGAAGTGGGATTATCGAGAAGAGATGGACGCCATATTCAAGAATGAACTAAGAAATGATTTCATTGTTGATCTGGTTAACAAGGCTCCGGGTGTGAATATGGTGCTATTCCATTATATCCCTAAGCACGGTGACATCCTGGCAAAGAAGTTTGAAGAAGTCACAGACCGACCATTCTATTTTGTACACGGTAAATCACCGAAAGAATTAAAAGACAACCTTCAGGAAATTATGAACCGGCACAATGACTGTATCGTACTAGCTTCAGACTCTATGTTCTCTGAGGGGTTTAATGTAAAGCATATTAACAACATTTTCTTTACAAATCCATCTAAAGATAGAATTAAGGTAATTCAATCTATTGGGAGGGCATTACGTAAAACAGAAACTAAAAAAATAGCTAGAGTATTTGATATTGCTGATAACCTATATGAAGGTTCACGTAAAAACTATACTCTACAGCATTTTCTTGAAAGGGTTAAAATATATAAGGATGAAGAACACAAATTCAAAATCTTTAACAAAAGGCTAAAATAAATGAATGTCCATTTAGTAAGACTGGTATCTGATGCTGAAATCATGGCTGAATTCATACAAGAAGATGTATACGGAATAGAAGTAAGAAATCCAATGTATGTAACTGAATCTACTGGAGAGTCGGGTGCAACATACATGGTTCTACAGACTTATGTTCCATACAAACCCAATCCTGTAGTCAGATTTCAGAGGGAGCATGTGTTAGATCATCATAAGGTACACGAAATAATTGCTCAGTACTATGAGCTATCACTGATCATAGCCAGAAAATATGATGCTAACAAATTGTTAGAGATAGATCAAGTCAACCAGAACATGTTTGATCATCTATCATCTAAGAAGGTCTCCAATACAGGATTTACCCATAAAGGATCAGACCAACTCCACTAAAGTACTATAATAGTATTTTTATGGCTCAAAAATCATTATACACAGAAATTCTGCCTTGTCAAGAAAAAAATGAGAAAGGAAATATATGGCTGATTACATCAATAATGCCAAGATGTACCAAGTAATGACCGAGTACATCACCAAGTGTCGAAAAGAGGATGTAAGAGCAACTAAAGAAGAATGTGAACCAGACTATCCACCGATACCCAACTACATTGGAGAATGCTTTCTGCTAATCGCAGAACGTCTTGCTTTACGTAACAACTTTTCTGCTTATACTTACATTGATGAGATGAAATCTGATGCTGTTGAGAATTGCATCATGTATATCCGAAATTTTAAACCTGAGAAGTCTAAGAACCCGTTCGCGTACTTCACCACATTCTCGGTGTACGCCTTCATACGTCGTATCGAGAAGGAAAAGCGACAGATGTACATCAAGCACAAGAACTATCAGAAGTTGCAGACTGTTGAGATGATGGAACATGACACGCCTACGATGGCAGAACTCAATGAAATTTCTAACGATTTTATACGTTCTTACGAACAAAAGATGTTGACAAAACGGAAGAAAGCTGCTAAAGTCGCAGCTAACACTGTAACAGAACATTTTGTGAAAGAAGATACGAATGGATGATGTGAAAAATTTGGATGACAACACACTTGTAAGTTTGTTGATAGATCTGACTGTGACGATTGAGCGAAACCGCATGGCAATGGCCGCTTCGGTGTCTTGTCCAGATGCGTACAATGCCCTGGCAGACAACATCAATCACTGTACGGAAGAACGATCAAAATACAAGCAAGAAGTGCGTAGACGAATGTCGTTAAGAAGACCGACCATCAACAAAAAGGTAGCACATGAAGATAGCGTTGCTGGCTGATACTCACTTCGGTATCAGGGGCGATGCACCATATTTCTTAGACTACCAAGAGAGATATTTTGACGAACAGTTCTTCCCTGCACTGAAGAAATTAGGCATTACGAAAATCATACACCTTGGCGATCTGTTTGACAAGCGCAAATCGATCAATTCGAACACCTTCAAACGAGCCAAGAAATTTTTCCTAGATAGGATACCGGAAGTTGGCGATATGATCATTATCGCTGGCAACCATGACACATACACAGACGCAACCAATCGAATCAATTCATTGGAGATGGTGGTGCCAGAAGATTCACCCATCTCCTACACGATTGATCCTATTGAATATAATGAATATGGATTGCTGGTGGTTCCGTGGATCACACGTGAGAATTACCACAAGACAATGGATATGATTGAAAACACCAAGATGGATGTTGTTTTCGGTCATTTGACTATCCAGGGTTTTGAAATGCATAAAGGCTTTCCGTCCGCGCATGGTCTTACTCCTGCCCTGTTCGAACGGTTTGCCTTGGTGTGCTCTGGACATTTCCATCACAAGTCTACGCAAGGGTGTATCAATTATCTCGGTGCACCATACGAAATGACCTGGAGTGATTTTGATTGCCGCCGTGGGTTTCATGTATTTGATACCCGATCAAAATCACTTCAGTTCATACCCAACAAAGATACGATCTTTGAAAAGGTTGAGTACAATGATGGTCTGGTTGGATATGTTGACGTGTACAACAAAATCGTAAAGCTACATGTGATAATGAAAAACGATCCTGCTGACTTTGATGATCAATTAAAAAAGCTGAATAACAAAGCACATAAAGTCGATGTCATATCCAGGTTCGAATACAAAGACGTTATTTCACAACCGGAAACCAATGTCGGTAAGGACACGATAACTCTTATCAACCAATCCATAGATCGTATCGATATATCAGCTAATACTGCTAAAGTTAAAACTTATATGAAAGATTTGCACAGCCGTGCACTTGAATTGAGAAACAACGTTGAATGATAGTTTTGGAAAATATACGATGGAAGAATTTTCTTAGTACCGGCAACCTCTATACAGATATCAACCTAACCGACAACAATACGGTATTGATCTCTGGTAAGAATGGAACCGGTAAATCTACTATCATGGATGCCATCACGTTTGCGCTGTTTAACAAGCCATTCAGGAAGGTTTCCAAAACACAACTACTGAACTCACAGGTAGGTAAAGAAACCTCTGTAGAGATCAGCTTTAGGGTCCACAGCACACACTATAAGGTGGTGCGAGGCATAAAACCAAATATATTCGAGGTTTGGGAAGGTAATGACCTTGTGCCGTCTTCTGGCAGTGCTGTGGACTACCAAAAGCATTTGGAGCAAGAAATCCTGCGTATGACGT